CTGCAGCGAAGGCTCGATACTCACATACAAAGTTAGTGCGTTTCCCCTCCGAGGATGAGGGGAGGGGGCTCGGTCTGCCGGTGTGACTGCTAGGACCTCCCGGGCATCCGCGCTGGACCTCGTCGATGTGGGGTCGCCTCTCGGTAGTGATTCGAGGTCCCGGATCAGTTATGCTTTGCGGGTCGAGTTCACATTCCGTTCGCCCGGACGTGTCATGCCCCTTATGAACTACAAGCTCGTTGCAGCCGCAGACCGCGAGGAAGCCCTCCGAAAGAGTGGGCTCGAAGTCGGAACCCTCGCAAGGATCGCAGCTGTGCGTGTCTGCTACGCCGGGGAGGGTTGTTACGCAATCCTGCCGGTGCTCGAAGGGTCTGATGCCGAAGAGGGTATCCCCAAAGAGAGGTTCACCGATGTCGGTAGAGACTGAAAAGATCCCAGCGCAGTCCGAGCTTGTTGCGATTGCGGATCTGAAGCCACACCCGCGGAACTACAAGAGCCACCCGGAGGATCAGCTCGCTCACATCAAGGAGTCTCTGCGGATCCACGGTCAGTATCGAAACGTAGCTGTATCCTCTGACGGGTACATTCTCGCGGGGCACGGGGTAGTTTTGGCCGCGACCGAACTCGGATGGACCGAGCTTGAGGTGAAGCTTCTTCCGGTAGAGCACGATAGCCCGATCGCGATCCAGCTTCTGATCGGCGATAACGAGATGGCGCAGCTGGCCCACGTCGATGATCGCGAGCTGACGGAGCTTCTCCGAGCAATCAGGGACCTAGAATCCGACGATCTGAGCTTGCTCGGAACTGGATTCAATGACGAAGTGCTTGCGAATCTCATCATGGTTACGCGCCCAGCCAATGAGATTGCGAACTTCGATGCCGCAAAGGAGTGGCTCGGAATGCCGGAGCACGATGAGGAACCTGAGAAGGCGATCGAGATCATCGTTCGCTTCCGCAACCAAGAGGATCGCGAGGAGTTTTGCAAGCTCCACGACGCGGACCCGAGGGACTACAAGTCGGGCAAGGGTCAAATGTGGTGGCCGCATAAGCCGCAGAACGACCTGAAGTCAGTGAAGTTCGTCGAGGAAGATGAGGAAGCCGACCCGGCGCAGGAGAAATCCGTATGAGTCGCAAGCCGCGATACCCGATCTACATTCCATCGAAGGGGCGTGCCGGGAGAAGCGAGACTGCGAGGCTGTTCGATTCCGAGGGTGTGCCCTACCTGGTAGTCGTTGAGCCGCAAGAGGTCGATGCGTATGCGCAGAGGATCGACAAGAGCAAGCTCGTCGTGCTACCAGAGAATGATCAGGGACTTGTGTACTCCCGGAATTTCTGTAAGCAACACTCGATCGATTCCGGTGCAGAGCGGCACTGGCAATTCGACGACGACATCCGACTGATCGGCAGGATGTACAAGCGGTATCGACTGAGGATCGATGCCGGTATCGCGCTCGCGGAATGCGAGAACTTCGTCGAGCGCTACGAGAACGTCGGGCTCGCAAGCCTGAATCACATCGGCTTCCTGCCGCCGAAGATGCGTATCCCACCGTTCTATCTTAACGCTCGCTGCTACACGTGCTTCTTGATGTGGAACGAACTTCCGAATACGTTTCGGAACCGCTACAACGAGGACACAGACATGACCCTGCAAGTGCTCGCAGCAGGGTACTGCACGATTCTCTTCAACACCTTCTACATGCAGACAGGCTCGACGAACTCAGGCGGCAAGATAACCGTCGCGACCGGAGGGCAAGCGGACCACTACGCTGGCGACGGTCGCCTTCGGATGTCTCGCGCCATGGAGGTTCAATGGCCGAGGATCGTTAAGACGACCCGCAAGTTCGGCAGGCCGCAGCACAAGGTTCATTCAAACTGGATGCGATTCGATACGCCCCTGATTCGTCGTAGCGATATCGACTGGGAAGCTCTCGAAGCCGCCGGACCTAGCGAGCTGGGCATGACCCTCAAGGCAGTCGCGGAGATCAAGAGCGGCGAACTGAAGGACTTGTACGAGTCGTATCGCGAGGAACAGGCATGAGTATCTTCGAGTTTCGTGAGTGGTTTGAGTCACTTATTCCGGCGTGGGTAGTGCTCGCAATCCTGATGCTCTGCTGGATCCCGTTCGCAGTGCAAGCGTGGAGGACCAATCGATGAAGCGAGCCGACCACGATATCAATACGCTATTGGCGGACCTCGCGGCAAGGAACCAAGCACTGATAGAAGCAGAGCGAGGTGAGCGCCCGAAGCGAGCTATTCTCTTCACGAAGGTCCCGCGAACCGCATCGACATCGCTTCACTACGAGTTCAAGAGCCACCTGCTCGACTACCTACTGATCGGTGCGAAGCGTAACGTGCTCGCGTACTACCAGTCGCGATACAGTCCAAGCCTGTCGGTATCCCATAACCACATGCCGATTGCCGCTATCCTCGCTGGCAAAGTGATGAGCCGGCCGCAGTACGATGAGCGATTCAAGATCGGGCAATGCCGCAACCCGTGGGAGAGGACCGTTTCGTTCTATCGATTGTGGGAAAGCGGCAAGAAGAGCAACGGAGCGTGTGGTATTGCCAAGGGCTGCAATTCATTCCGCGAGTTCATAGAGAAGCTCGAACGAACCGAGAAGGTAACGAAGTTCAATCCGTTCTCGGTCAAGTACTCGCTGACGCACCCGCAGTGGCGATGGTTGCTGCCTGAACTCGATGCTGTGATTCGATACGAACATCTGCATCACGACTGGGCAAAGGTCAGCAAGCGACTCGGGCTCAACTTCGGGATCGAGGCGCATGTCAAACAGCACGATGCAGGCACGACCAAGCCACGGAAACCATACGCAGACTACTACGACGAGGAGCTTGCCAAGCGAGTGCGGGCTATCTACGAAGTGGACTGCGAAACATTTGGCTATTTCGACGTGGAGGATCGTGACCCTTACGAGTTCACGATGATCACGTCCAACCTTAAGGAAGTATGGAAGCGACAATGTCGGGACAACCGTATGACTATCTGATCGTCGGCGCGGGATTCTTTGGTGCCACCTTCGCTCGACAAGCAGCCGACAACGGGGAGCGCTGCCTGGTTATCGATAGCGCTGATCACATCGCCGGTGCTGCATTCGACAAAGAGATCGAGGGGATACACGTCGGGATGTACGGCGCTCACATCTTCCACACCAAGAGCCGCCAGGTCTGGGACTACGTTCAGAGGTTCGCAGCGTTCAATACGTTTATCAACAAACCCAAGGCGATCGCAAGCGGCAACGCCTACTCGTTCCCGATAAACCTTATGACGCTCGCTCAGGTCTGGGGCGTCACAAGCCCGCAGGAAGCGAGAGCGGAACTCGCAGCCGCAGCGATCAAGATTCCGAACCCTCGCAATGCCGAGGAGTGGTTGCTCAGTCGAATGGGGCGACTGCTTTATGAGCTGTTCTTCTACGGCTACACCAGGAAGCAGTGGCATCGAGAGCCGTCGGAGCTACCGATATCGATCGTGCAAAGAGTGCCGATCCGACTAACGTACGAAGAAAACTACTTCAGCACTGACTACCAGGGAATGCCGATCGGAGGATACACGAACCTCATCGGTCAGATGCTCGATGATTGGCGCATCACGGTTGAACTTGCAACCAGATATGAAACGAAGTCGTATGAAGAGTGGTGCAAGATCGCGCGCCGCATCGTTTACTGCGGACCTGTCGATCGGCTAGTTAGTGGCTTCCCCGACTTGGAGTACAATACAATGCGATTCGAGGTCGCGCTTCACGAGGGAGATCAGCAGGGCAATGCGGTTTTGAACTGGTGCGACTACTCTGTGCCAGCATTGCGGACAATCGAGCATCGGCACTTCTACGACCTCGCCCACTTAACGAAGCACGCTGACGCATCCGAGAAGGATAGAAACATCTCGGTCGTAACCAGCGACATCCCGGCGCTTTACTCCGAGCACCCAGAGCCGTACTACCCGATCAGGGACACGAGGAACAGCGAGGTATACGCAGCATGCGCCAAGGCGGCGAAGCTGGCGTTTCCGAGGTTGACTCTCGGAGGACGCATCGGAGAATACAAGTATCTTGACATGGACCAGACGATCGCATCGGCAATAGCGAAGTACAAGGCACTGAATAAATGAGCGTCAGGGGAGAGCTTCAACTGTTCGAGCGTGCAGTGAAGCAGCGCTGGCCGATCCCGGAGGTAGCGAAGCAGGCGGGAGTGCGAAGGGTGCTTGAGACTCTCGCAGACAAGAACGCTTCCCGGCGTGACATCGACCGCGCGATGCGAACCCTACTGGCGTGCGAGGCGCAGAATCAACGTGACGATCTCTTTGGAACGCCCGCTGAACCCGATGGAAATCGCTTCGCTTCGGTCTTTGAAGAACTCGGACTTAGTGCAAGTGCTGGAGCGCTTCAGTCCGAAGGATCAGAGAATGATCCTAGCCCAGCTCGACCCGACTCTGGCAGCGGACTTCAGAGTGACCTCGGAAGGGGACGAGAGGGAGACGCAGGCCGCTCGCATGTCAGCGAAGCGAGCCAGGCTGCGCGACCTGACGATACCGATCCCTGAGGATATCAATCGCAGGAACGATTCTCTTCAAGACCCTCAGCTCTTCTTTACGACATACTTCGCGTCCACGTTCTTCGAGGAGTTCACTTCGGATCGCGCGGCTATGCTCGAAGCGATTCTCTACGCAGCGCAGTACGGTGGAGATCATGCAATCGCGGGGCCACGCGGCGAGGGCAAGACGCGGCTAGCGATGTATGGAAGTATCTACTTGATGATGAAGGGGCTGTCGAACTTCCCGTGCGTGATCGGCAAGAGCCAGGGGAAGAGCCAGAACGAACTGATGACGATCAGGGAGCGGCTGCAACAGAACCCATTGCTGATTGCGGACTTCCCCGAGATTGGAGTCCCGTTCCAAGCAGTCGGAGGTTGGTCGAGTCGATGCAGAATGCAGACCGTTGCGGGTTGCTATACGAACATCGGGCTCGCAGCAGATCACATTGCGTTCCCCACGATCACGCGAGAGATGCTGCCGGATGAGTGGCCGGATGAATGCGAGTCGGTAGCGAACGGACAAATCTTTGCAGCCCTCGGAATCGATGGACCCATCCGAGGTACGAACTATCGCGATGCCCGACCAACGCTCGGGCTTATCGACGACATCGAGAGCCGAGAGTCTGCCAAGAGCGATGCGCTGATCGCATCGAACGAGGACATAATCGAGAAGGACGTCGGAGGACTTGGCACCGGGCGCCGGAGGGTCTCGCGCGTGATGCTCTGCACCACTCAGAACCGTAAGTGTATTGCGTTCAAGTACACAGACCCCGCGCAGAAACCAAGCTGGAACGGCAAGCGGTATCGCAAGATGATTATGAAGCCGGATCGCATGGACCTCTGGCAGAAGTACGTTGAGATGAGGGAGCTTCGCGGAACGGATGACCCGGATGCAAGAGAGGCGTTTCGTTTCTACAGGGACAACAAAGAGGCGATGGACTTCGGCTGCATCGTGTCGAACGTCCACTCCTTCGACGCGACCGAGCACCCAGACAAAGAGCCGATGGAACTCTCGGCGATCCAAGCGTACTTCAATCGCGTAGCCGACCTCGGTGCCGAGGCAGTGGCTACAGAGGACGATAACGACCCTCCGAAGGAAGAGGGCCCAGAGTCGAGCGGACTCACTGTCTCCCTTGTGTCCTCTCGGATCTCCGGGCTGGCTCGCTTGCAAGCACCGGCGAACACTATCTGCATCACGGCAGGGATCGACCTCGGCAAGTATTCGTGCCACTGGGTGCTCGTTGCCTGGTTCAAGGGCGGGGGCGGTTGCGTGCTCGACTACGGGGTAGCGGAAGTTCCTGGCACCTCTCCTGAGATGACGAAGGAGTCCAGCGAGCCGAACATCTATCGGACCTTGATAAAGTGGCGCGAGGAGATACTCGGGACGAAGATCGTCGACCTCACCGGCGCAACGAGAACGATCGATTCGATATTCGTTGACTCAGGGGACTTCACCGACGCAGCCTATGAGTTCGTTCGCAAGGTCGGGGGCAACCCGTTCTTCGCAACAAAGGGGATGGTGCCCTATCGCGAGCCGCGAACCGATAATACGCAGAAGGTGGACGTGGGCTTCCACATTCACGGACGCTATCAGCCGCACCAAAAGCTCTGGCTTATTCATCTCGATACGGACTACTGGAAGAAGTGGATTCACGAAAGATTCCTGACACCTCCCCTCGACGAGAAGAATCAGTTCAACCCCGGAAGCCTGAGCCTGTTTGCACCTTTGGGCTCGCGGCGTCATATTGTCTTTCCGCAGCACATCTGCGCCGAAGAGTGGGTCAAGGAGTTCACCGAGGGCAAGGGAGAGAAAACGTACTGGATATGTCACAACAAAAACAATCACTATCTCGACGCAATCTACAACGCAGCCGCGGCCGCCTCGATGAAGGGCGTGCGACTTCTATCAGAGGTGGTAAAGATGCAGCCGACCGAAGTGAGTCAGGCGATAGCACAGAAGGAAGCTCGGATTCCGAAAAAGAAGCGAGCACCGATGCAGCGGACCTCGCCGTATCAAACACGCAACGGGGGCTGGATCCAAGGAGCGAGACGATGACGCCGAGGCCGAAGAGGTATGTCCCACCGGAGTGCGAATCGTGCAGGGCGAAGAGGACCCCGGAACAAGAGGGTCAGCGATTCACTAGCGTGCGTAACACGCAGCGATTCCCAGCGCTGAAGTTCGTCCGCCGGTATCTTGAATGCGGACTCTGCGAACGAGTCTGGCGAGTCGAGGACCCCTGGGACCCGGAGATCGATAGTGAAACGTAAGATGGCAATCGACGCCCGCGAGGTATTCGCAAACGTCCAACTCGATATCACGATCAGGCATCTGAATCGCACTCTCTGGCGAGCGAAGCTTGCGATCCTGCTGCTTCGCCTCGCGTCGTGGATTGCACCGATGCCGGTCCAGATCCATGACCCGGATACTCAGGAAGGGTCGCAGCGGTAGCATAGAATCGCCGCTTGGAATGTTGACGCTCGGCGTCGCTTGCTGCGATGCTTCGGGCATGTCAAGCGCTTCCTCACAACTCGCTGCGGTACAGACTGCCATCGACAAGCTCCTCTCGGGCGCGGTGCAGGCGTACCAGATCGGCCCTCGGTCCTTCACCTATCTCGACATCGGCAAGCTCTTTGACGAGCGCCGGCGACTTGAGATTCAGGCGGCCCGTGAGACGACTGGTATCGCTCACGTCGCGAAGATGGGGAGGACGAGCCGGTGATGATTGCCAAGGTATTCGATAGCGTCATCGAGACTCTTGCACCGAACATCGCGCTGCGAAGGAAGCACGCGCGAACGCAGTTGGAGCGTGCCTACGCATCAGCCCGCCCTGATCGACTCAACGCGAGGTCGAATCCGCAGAACAGATCCGCAGACCAGGAGAACCGCGAGCCATACGGCGCAGACGCGGTTCGCAAGTGGGCGCGAATGCTGGTGCGAGATAACGCATACGCGAGCGGCGTGGTCGATACGATTGTGTCGAGCGTAGTCGGACGCGGCATCGTTGTTCAGCACGTCTCGGAGGACGAATCGCTGAACGAGCGCCGCGATAAGACTTGGAAGCAGTGGACGCGGCAATGCGATGTGAACGGGCAACTGTCCTTCGCAGAGCTTCAAAGACTCTGCCAGCGAGAGATGGCCGAAGGTGGAGAGTGCTTTGTTCATGTCGTGCCCGTGGATCGACAGCACAAGGGAGTACGACGCCCGGTGCCGATGGCACTCGAACTGATCGAAGCAGACCGACTTGCGATCGAGATGGACACGATTCGTCCGCTTGAGGACGGCTCGCGTATCGAACGCGGCATCCTGATCGATGCAGACGGGCAGCCGCAGGTGTACTACGTCTACAAGGCGCATCCTGATCAGCAGATATCGGTTCGCTCTGAAGTGATCCCGATCCCAGCAAACCGAATGATTCATCTGTACCGCAGGGATCGCATCGGCCAGAGCCGAGGCGTCTCGTGGTTCGCACCGGCGATCGAATGGTTACGCAGTCTCGGGACCTATCTCGACAACGAGCTTCAGGCATCGGCTATCGCAGCGTGCTTCACGGCAGCAATCGAAACAGACGGACCATTCTCCTCGGTGCTCTCGACTCCGAGTGCGGAGGACTCCGAGGACGCAGACAGCAATACATACGATTGGATTCAGCCTGGCCTGATCATGCATCTGGCGAAGGGAGAGAAGATTTCGTTCGGCCATCCCGGATCGGGTGCCAGCGAGAATGAACCTTGGATCTCCTTGATGCTGCGAGGGATCGCTGTCGGCACAGGGCTGTCCTACGAGACGGTCGCGCGTGACTACAGCAAGACCAACTACAGCAGCAACCGGGCGAGCCAGCTCGAAGATCGTCGACGCTTCCGGGTGTGGCAAGACTACCTGGTGACACGTTTGACCGAGAGAGTTCACTGGGAGTTCTGCATCGCCGCAGCAATGATCGAACATCCCGACTTCCCGGACATGACCGAGCTTCTCACTGAAGGACCAGATGCGTGCCCAGCAGAGCACCAGTCAACGGGCTGGGAATGGGTCGATCCGATGAAGGAGGAGATGGCGAGCGAGCGAGCGATCAAAGCGAACCTCTCGACTCTTCGGGATGAACTCGGCCAGAAGGGCAAGAACTGGAAGCACGTCATGCGGCAACGCAGGGCGGAGGAACTGTTCGCTGAAGAACTCGGGCTCGGGACCTCCGCGTCAGGAGAGGACGTAGCGTCGAGCACGCTCAATGGTTCGCAGATCCTTGCAGCGATCGAGATCCTTGCTGGCGTAGCAAACGATTCGGTTGCGGAAGATGCAGCGGTCGCACTGCTGATGACGCTCGGCTTGACGAAGGACGTTGCGGAAGAGGTCGTGCAGGCACAGGCGAACGAAGCAGAGCCGCCGCCCGCTCCCGTTGCTCCACCACAATTCAACCAACCTCCGGGGACCAATAATGCCGATGCCGAAAGTGAAGCGCCAACTGAAAGAAGCGAAGCGGCGCTGGCGTAATGCTGAGGAGATCGCAGACCCGAAGCATTGGGTGCTTCGAGAAGCGGTCGTCCGAATCAATACAGTTACCGAGAACGATCGCTCCTTCGAGGTAGTGATCGCAACCGAGGAACCTGTGTCGCGGTTTGACTATGACCGCGGCGAGGTCGTTGCCGAAGTGCTCGATATGTCCGGTGTCGAGTTCAGGCGCAACGATCCTCAAGTTCCGATAGTCGATTCCCACGACGGGACGACCGTTCGGAATGTGTATGGGAGCGTGAGAGGTATTCAGACCAAAGGCGATGAGCTGATCGGTCGAGCGTACTTCGCTTCCGATGCGGATAGCGAATCCACGTTTCGGAAAGTGAGCGAGGGACACCTCAAAGACTTTTCGATCACAGCCGTCCCGATCGCTATCGAACAGGTAATGAGGGGCGAGCAAACAATGGTGGGCGATCAGTCGGTTGAAGGGCCGGCAAACATCGTTCGCAAATGGCGTGCAATAAACGCATCGATTGTGTCAACCGGTGCTGACGAGCGTTCTGTCGTGCGAGAGTCGTTGGCTCGGAGCTACGACTTATCACTTTCCACTAAGGGAACCAAACCAATGAACGAGACTCTACGACAACTGCTGATCGAGCGCGGTATGCCCGACGACTTGCAAGACGATGACGCGATTGCAGCGTGGGCCGCAAAACATCTTCCGCTTCCCGCAACCGAAGAAGAAGAGGAGCTGGTCGATGAAGCCACGTCCGAAACTTCCGAGGCAGTGGTCGAAGAGGGAGAGCTTGTGGGCGCAGGCGTCGGCTCGGAAACCGAGCGCAGCCTGGCAATCGAAACCCGCATCGAGCGGGCACTCAAGGCGGACGGCAAGCGCCGCAGGGAGATTCAAGCACTGTGCAAGGGAGCACGCATCGAGCGCAGCATTGCGGACGAGATGTGTGAGAACGGCACTCCACTAAATGCCGCCCGCGAAAGGATTTTGAAAGTGACTATCGGACGAAACCAAGCCGCTGGCTCAACGACCGAGGGCGGAGGTGCCCGCGTCGTGGGGCAGGGCATCGATCGCTTGACTGCTGCAATGCGAGACGGGCTTATCATTCGCGCCGTGTCCGGTGCGGGAGTGCGGACCTACGATCCCTTCGAAGGGGCGAAGCCGCATGCTGATGCTCGGGACTTCCAGCACATGAGCATGTTCCGAATGGTCGAGCGTATGCTTCAGTGCGGTGGGATCAATACCGCTCGGATGCAGCCGCGTGATATCGCGATGATCGGCATGGGGCACCGTTCCACGATCGATCGTTACGCGATCGAACGAGACAGTGCTGCGTACCACACCACCGGACGATTTGCGAATCTGCTTCTCGATGCCAGTAACAAGTCGTTGCTCGGCGCTTACGAAGAAGCGATGTTCACATGGTCATTGTGGGCTCGCCAAGCGCCGTCAGTGCCAGACTTCAAGCAGATCAATCGGGTACGCTACAGCGAGAGCCCGGATCTCTTGATGGTGCCGGAGAACAATCCGTATCCCGAAGGAGCGATGAGCGACTCGAAAGAGTCATACAAGGTCGAGAAGTTCGGGCGGAAGTTCTCCGTCACTTGGGAGACGATTGTCAACGACGACCTCGATGCGATCTCGCGGACGCCTGCAATGCATGGCAACGCTGCTCGTCGGGTTCAGAACAAGGAAGTCTATTCGGTGCTGAATGCTAACGCCGCAA